CGTGTGAGTCAATATGATTTACGTGATATAGACGCATTGCAAGAATTATTAACAAAAAATACTGAAGCAGAATTATCAGATAATGGCAAAGATTTATTAGACAAAATGTTTAGGTATCCTGATAGTTGGGTAAGTACTTTAAGTAACATTGTACATAATAATAAAAATAAACCTGCCATAACCGGACCTATAAGCAAAGTTTTTCAAAAGTATAAAGTTAAATCCTTTAAAGAGCTGTTAAAAATATTATATACCAAATGGGAATCAAGCTAAATATAATAAAAAGGATTGGTAATGTTAATTAATGAAGTAACACAACAAATTACAGAAATAACATTGAATGATGACGAAGATTTTCATGAAAATTTTGGCTATTTGGCTTATAGTATAGATGAAAACGATTTGTTTGAAGCTAAGTATCAAGGCAGAACTGTGAAATTAAACAAGCCTATGCAGGGAGATGTTAAAAAATTTAAAGTATATGTAAAAGATCCAAAAACAGGAAATGTAAAAAAAGTTAATTTTGGACATGGTGGTACTAGTGCAGATCGTCCCACAATGCGTATAAGAAAAAGCAATCCTAAAGCAAGAAAAAGTTTTAGAGCAAGACACAATTGTGATAATCCAGGACCAAAAACAAAAGCAAGATATTGGTCATGTAGGGCTTGGTGATGCATTACATTATCTATAAAATAAAAAACCAAATTAATGGAAAATATTACATCGGCAGACACGCTACTAAAGATGTAAATGATTCCTATATGGGTAGTGGTATAAGTATTAAAAATGCTATCAAAAAATATGGTTTAGAAAACTTCACAAAAGTAATTATTGCAACAGCAGATAGTGCGGATGCATTGTGGAACTTAGAAAAAGAAATAGTTAATGAAGATGTAGTAAAAGATGTTATGTCCTATAATAATGCATATGGCGGCAAATATTATTTACACGGTTTAAAAGAATATGATCAAGATGCATTTATAGATCACCAACGTAAAGCAGGACAGCAGTATGCTAAAAACTTTACAGGAAAATCTAATGAATGGCATGCTAAAGGCGGTTATAAAAGTTCTCGTATGCGTAGCGAACAATATATATCGCATAACTACAAACGATGAGGAAGAATATATTGTTAATGGCTTAGAGTTCAAAGAACTATGCAAAAAAAAGATTGGAACTATAATACATTACACTGGAAGAAAAGCATGGGTAAATATATAAGTAGAGGCAAACATAAAGGTTTCCTTGTAGAACAATTTAGTACCTATAAAAAGGAAGCGTAAGTGGTAATGTGCAAGGAAATTTTGTAATTTTAAGAAACAATAAATTAGAAACTTATAATAACTATAAAGCAATACCAAAAAGCTTTACTAATTTAATTAAATTTGAACCTGTTTATCCACCAGGGCCACACACAGATGAACAGCATGAAGAAATGGAAAAATATTCAGAATATTTAACTGAGTTATTAGGAAGAGAAAATGCCAGCAGTAACTAGAGTAGGAGACGCAGATGTTCCCCATTGTTCAGCAATGGTTAGAGCAGTTGGTTCTCCTAATGTTTTTGCCAATAATATACCAGTTAGTAGACAAAGTGATGTGAATACAGTTCATTTGTTACCAGGATCGCCTTGCCCTGCACATACTGCACCTATTGCAGTAGGGTCAGCTACTGTTTTTATTAATAATTTGGGATGTGGTAGAGTAGGAGACGCTCTTACAACATGTACTGCTGTTGCTGCAGGATCTCCAAATGTATTTGCAGGATAAAAAATGAAATTATATGAATTTTGGGATGATATTGCTATTGATGCTTTAAAAGGTGTAGGGAAATGGTTAGGACAAAAATCTAAAAGTAGAATAGGAGAACCTGGTATGAAAAAAGTGCCTAGTAAACCTAGTGATAATGATACAAAAGAATATGGCAAATCCGGATTTACAAGTGGTAGTGCAACCAAGTGGGATAGGCCGGAATTAAAAAGACGGCAAAGGAATAATTAAGGAAAAAAAATGAGAGAACAAGATTATATAAAAGAAACTGCTAGTGCAGGTGCTACTGGATCAGGAAGTATTGCCATAACAACAGCAGTACCAAATAAAAAGAAAAAAACTCCTATGATTAAACGTGAAAGTTATAATAATACACAAGTAAAAGGAAGTGATCCTAAACCTAAGGTAAAACCAGGGAGAACTGGCCATCCTTTTAAAGGTAAGTTGGTAGGAGAGCAAGAAAAAGAACTTCAAAAAATACGTGAAGGTGTTTTGGATACACAAGATGATGAGGGTTGGATGGCAAAAAGTGAGTTGTACAAAGCTGCAAAATATGCTGCTGAGTTGCATCAAATGATTTCCGATACAGATAATTTGGAACCATGGGTAGCAGCAAAAATTACAAAAGCTGCAGATTATTTAAGTAGTGTAAAACATTATATGGAATACAAATATGGAATATAATAGCTTAAACCCAGTAATAGGGGACATGGAAAGCCCTGAAGTAGTCCAGTAATGTTAATAGAAGACCTTACTAAAAGAAAAGGTGGTAGCCTAGCGAGTAAAAGTTTTAAACCTTGGTCTAGAAAAGTTACATCTACCTGGAAAACACCTGCTATGACTCCACTTAAAAAATTAAGTGGAGATAGTCTTAGTACTGGACCAAAAAAAGGATCAAATGTTGCTCCTGTTCCAGGACAAGGAAGTGTTTCTGGTCCTACTTTAACAAAACCTGTTGCACCTAATGGTGTAACTACAACAATCGAGCCCCCTAAAATAACTCGTCCAAAACCAGCTGAGCCAGGAAAGATTGAACCACAACCTATTATTCTGCCATCACTAAAACCTGAAATAGATATGCCAAATGCTTCTCTGCCAAAAGTTGACAGACCTCAACTTGGGCCTAATAATTTACCTCCTGTAACACGACCATCTTTTGGAGGAGTAGCTACGGATATTCCTGATCCTGGGCAAGCATGGGAATTATATCAACAACAGCAGAAAAAAAATGTTAAAAAGGATCCATACAATACTGATAAATGGGATAAAGATATAACTGATCAAGATTATCCTCCAGATTCTGAAGAAGAGCTACCTTATAGTTATGATTTAATTCCACAAGGAGATACAGGAGTACAAACAACACCAGATGATAGTCTACAAATAGATCAAGTAGCATATTGGTTAGATAAAACATCTCCATTTAGTTTAAGAAAAGAAGGAGATGGTTTTATTTTATACAACAAAGATAATGCTTTGTATCCTGAAAAATTATTTAGCAATAAATCAGACGCTGAATTTGAAATGGCTAAGGAAATTAAAAAGTATTTGGAAAAACAAGGGTTTATAGGAGGTCCACAAAATTTAAAACCTTTACCACCAACTAATAAAATACCCCAACAAACTGATTTAGTACCTGAGAAACCTAATGGTTTAAATCAAACTAAACCTTTACCCAAAGATGAAAAACAAGATTTGCTGAATAATTTTGATAATGAACAAGTTAAAGAGTTACAACAATCATTTACATCTACATTAAAAAATTATTTAACTAAATTACAAACTTTAAAACAACAAGATAATCCCAAACAATCAGATATTGATTTGTATACAAAAGCTATAGATAAAATACGCCAAAAATTAAAAGAAATAGATAATATATTAAGTACAGATAAGGAAGAGGACAAAGAGCTTACAATAGACGAAAAAATTAAAGATTTAGGAGATAAATTATTTGACAAAGATAATAAAAATACATATAATCAAGAAATAGCTGAAAATCTACTGCAGGCACTGGAATCCAAATATGATTTAAGTGGACTAGGAGTGTTACCTACATTATATAGTATAGAAAGTTCAGGAGGAACAGATGTCACTGATGGTATGGATCAAGGAGACAGTGTCGGAGGATTGCAAGCAAATATCAATGGAAGTTTTGCAGATTGGAAAAAGTATGTAGATCCCAATATAGAATGGAACGATGTAGTAAATGATCATGGTAAAGCTATGGAGATTGGAGCATGGTATTACAGAAGGTTATTGAATTACACTAATAATGTATCAACTAATTGGGATAGTATTTCCACAGGAGAAATTACGTTTGTAGATAAAAATGGAGAAGAATTTGATAAAGTAAATGTAGGAGATGTACCAATTGAACTTGTATATGCAGCAATTTATTATAATGGAGGTTATAGTGGTATAGATAAAGATACAGGAATTGTAACAGTACCTTTATCTACAGCAGATCTTGATAAAGAAAAAGTAAAAGCAAAACCTTATATACCTAGGTATGAATATGCTGTAAAATTTATAAATAGATATCCTAAATAAATTATGACACACCAAGAAATTGAGCAATTAATAATTTTTGTTTTAGATTTAAGTAGTTCTTTAAACAAAAAAATTACCCGGCAAGATATAGATTTTAACAACCAAATTTTTTGTACTAAATCTCCGGATTTGTTTCCTATTTTTAAAAAAATTTCAAGCATAATTGAACAAGATGAAATAGATGAAGATTTATGGAATTATGGATGCCAATATTTAGAAAATAATTATAATTTAAAATTAAACACACCTGATATTGTTTTAGATGAAATATTAATCACTGCAAAAACACTTTTAGGATTAAGCGCCGCAAACTTTAGGAAAATAGAAAATGAAACTGAGTAAAAATTTTAGTTTAAAAGAAATGACTACTAGTTCAACAGCAACTAGATTACGTATACCAAACGAGCCTCAACCAGAGCACCTAATTAATTTAGCAGTTTTGGTACACAAAATTCTACAACCAGTTAGAGATAAATTTGGAGTAGTTACTGTTAATAGCGGATATAGAAGTTCACAACTCAATAAAGCAGTAGGAGGTTCTCAAACTAGTCAGCATTGTAATGGTGAAGCAGCAGATATTGAATGTTATGGAGTACCAAATAAACAATTAGCAGAATGGATAAGAGATAATTGTGAGTATGACCAAATAATTTTGGAATTTTATGATCCAGCAGATCCACAAAGTGGATGGGTTCACGTTAGCAATAAGCTTGATGGTAATAACAGGAAAGCTTGTTTAAGTGCTGTGAGAGAAGGTGGAAGACTTGTATACAGAAAGGGATTTGTTTAATGTACATAGAATGGTACGACGATCCAATTACAGAGATAGAAAATGCAATATCACATCATGTACCAAAAACTACATTAGTTAAAGTAATAGATGAGAGTAGCAATCACAATCGAGGAAACCATTCACATTTTCGTATTTTAGTTGTTAGCGATGTATTTGAAAACATGAGCAAAGTAGAACGTCATAGACATGTTTATCAAGCCATGCAACAAATGAACTATCACGCACTAGGCATTACTACGTTAACTAATGCAGAATATCAGGATGGAAAATTAGAAAATGTCAGTCCAGATTGTGTAAAAAACAGTTGACATTTTTTTTAGATTTTACTATAATTATAATTTAACCTTAACACAGGATACAAAATGGCTCGAGCATTTGGCACAAACGATATTGAACGTCTCAAACAATTGATTAATGAAGGGTTGGCGGTTACACAAGAGATCCAGGATCTTAGAGAAGGTTTACGTGATACTGTAAAAACTGTTGCACAAGAATTAGACATTAAACCTGCAACTTTAAACAAAGCTATTAGAATTGCATTCAAAGCTGAATTGCAGAAAAGCAGAGATGACTTTGATGAGCTTGAAGATATTCTAACTAATGTTGGAAGGACTGCATGAGTTCAATCTGGTATAATAAATTTGATAAAAATTCAGGAGATATTGTTGTAGTACCTGAAACCTCAACCACTACTTTTACATACACAAAGCATAATCAAACATATGTTTATAAAGGTAATGAGTATGATGTAAAAGAACTTCATCAAAAAGTAAATTTTATATTTAAATCCTTACCTGAAGAAATTCAGAGAAAATACGAAGAAGGACAAATTTTTAAAAAATTAGCTAAATGAATTTTTTAGAATCTTTTAAAAAAGAATACAAAGCACACAAACCTAGATTTTTAGTAGAAATGACTAGTTTTTGTTGTGCTTTGACTGCCATAAGCACACTTGCTTTTAATGTTCCAGATCCTCCTTTTGTGTTTATTTTTAGCATGTTTTTAATTAGCAATGTTATGTTAATTACTGCAGGAATAATTAGACAGGCGCCAGTTATAGTGTTACAATATATTATGTTTTTTATATTTGAAAGTATTGGTTTATATAATGCAATAATGGGTCAATAATTTATGTATGTAGACGCATGGTTTGATAGAGACAGGGATTGTATTGAAATTACAGAAAGGGTAAAAGGTAAAAGAGAGTTAGTTAATTATCCTGCAAGATACAGTTTTTATTATCCAGATGATAAAGGTAAGTTTCGTAGTATTTTTGGAGATAGTCTATCTAGAGTAACATGTAGTAATACCAAGCAATTTCGTAAAGAAAAAGCTGCATTAGAACATAAAACATTATTTGAAAGTGATATCAATCCCATATTTCGTTGTTTAAGCGAAAACTATTTGGATGCAGAATCTCCAGAACTAAATTTATGCTTATTTGATATTGAAGTAGATTTTAATCATCTGAAAGGATACGCAGATCCGAGCGATCCATTTAGTGTAATAACTGCAATAACATTAGCTCTAACCTGGATAGACAAAGTTATAACTCTTTGTGTTAAACCCAAAGGATTAGATGCAGAAAAAGCCAGTAACATATGTCATAAATTTCCAAACACAATATTGTGTAAAGATGAAGCTGAAATGCTTGATCACTTCTTACAATTAATTTATGATGCAGATGTATTAAGTGGTTGGAATTCAGAAGGTTATGATATCCCTTATACTGTAAACAGAGTTGCAAGAGTGCTAGGAAAAGAACGTACAAGAGAATTTTGCCTGTGGAATCAGTATCCTATAGAAAAAACTTTTGAACGCTATGGTAAGGAGCAAAAGACATTTGAACTAGTTGGTAGAGTACATTTAGATTATTTAGAACTGTATAGGAAAAATACATATCATGAACTTGCTAGTTACAGACTAGACTACGTAGGAGAAATAGAAGTAGGAGAGAACAAAATACCTTATGAAGGTACTCTCGATCAATTATACAATAATGATTTTGAAAAGTTTATCGCTTACAACAGACAAGACGTAGAGCTACTTGTCAAACTAGATAAAAAATTACAATATTTGGATTTGCACAATCTATTAGCTCATAGTAATACTGTGCTACTTAAAACTACACTAGGTGCGGTTGCAGTAGGAGATCAAGCTATTATTAATGAAGCACATAGTCAGGGTTTACAAGTCCCAGATAAAAAACATGCAGAAGGTGGAACTCAAGCTGCAGGTGCATATGTAGCTAACCCTAAAACAGGACTACATGATTGGATTGGCAGTGTAGACTTAAACAGTCTGTATCCCAGTGTTATTCGTAGTTTAAACATGAGTCCCGAAACTATTGTTGCTCATATAGAACCCAGTATTACAAAAAGCATTATTGACGACAGAATGACAGATAGTGAAACAGGTAAAGCACAAAGTTTTGCTGATGCATGGGCAGATAGATTTGATACTTGGGAGTTTGAACTAGTTAGAACTAGGGATACTGCTACAGAAATGACTGTGGTATTTGCTAACGGAGAACGAATTCCTATGACTGGTGCTGAGATATATGCACTTGTATTTTTAGATGGCAGAGAATGGAACATTAGTGCAAATGGTGTAATATTTAAATATGATCAACCAGGTATCATTCCTGATTTGCTGTCACGATGGTATAGGGAACGTAAAGAATTACAAGCAAATAAAAAGTCAGCAGAGAACCCTGAGCAAGAAGCATTTTGGGATAAACGTCAATTAACAAAAAAGATTAACCTTAACAGTTTGTATGGTGCTTTGTTAAATCCAGGATCTAGATTTTTTGATATGCGATTAGGGCAAAGCACAACATTGACAGGTAGAAGTATTGCTAAACACATGAATGCAAAAATGAACGAAATGTTTACTGGTGTATATGATCATATGGGAGAAGCAATCATATATGGTGATACTGATAGTTCATATTTTAGTGCATACAACACATACAAAGATCTGATTGACTCTGGTGAGCTAGAATGGAATAAAGAAAAAGTTATAGAACTGTATGATGCTGCAAGTGATTCAGTAAATGAAAGCTTTCCTAAATTCATGCAGGATACGTTTCATACTAATCTGGAATTTGGTAAAATAATTGCTGCAGGTAGAGAAATATGTGCAAGCAAAGGCTTATTCATTAAAAAGAAAAGGTATGGGTTATTGCTTTTTGATACTGAAGGTAAACGTCATGATACAGAAGGATCTACAGGTAAATTAAAGGCCATGGGGCTAGATCTTAAACGTAGTGACACACCAGAGTTTATGCAAAGGTTTTTGGAAAAAGTTTTGCGTATGGTATTGGAAGGTTATACTGAATCAGAAATCCTAGAAGAAATTAAACAATTCAGAATAGCATTTAGGGAACGTCCAGGTTGGGAAAAAGGAACTCCTAAACGTGTCAATAACCTTACTAAATACACTAATCAATATGAAAAAACAGGAAAATGCGGAGTAGGTCATGTGCTTGCCGCTATTAACTGGAACATGTTGAAAAAAATGTACGCTGATGCCTACAGTCAAAATATTACAGATGGTCAAAAAGTTATTGTTTGCAAATTGCTGCATAATCCTTTAAATATGACCAGTGTAGCTTATCCTATTGATGAACTTCATTTACCAAAATGGTTTCAGGAATTACCCTTTGATCATGCAGAAATGGAAAAAACAATTATTAATAATAAAATTGATAATCTTATAGGTATACTTGATTGGGATATTCAACAAACTGAATTAAGTAACACCTTTACATCTTTATTTGATTTTACTTAATGTTATTAAGACACCTAAATTATGGCATAAAATTTAAAGGATTAGATGCTAGAATTGGTAACAGTGTTATATGGACACATTTACCAGAAAACTATTATAAAGTTACAGGAAAAAAATTAATTGATGTTGACAACTTTAATTTATTCAAATATAATCCTTATGTAGACAGAGAAAAAAATCCTGATTCAGTTATTAACTTAATGGAGTTAGACAACCCCTACAATTTACCGGCAAGCAATAGAGCTGCTCCTGTAGCTTTAAGCCGTATTGATAATAATTGTATTATGTTAGGTCTAGGAAAAGCATACTTGCGACATCCCAGACTATATGTATATGAAGATTTAAAACAACAACCCAATAAAATAGTAGTCCATAATTGTAGTTATACAAGTACAAGTAGTAAGATTACACAAAATTATGAATCTTTTGTTAGAATTATTCCTAAACATGTTATTGAACATATAAATAATTTTTATAGTGATTATAATATTGTACAAGTTGGTAGCAAATTAGATCCTGTATGGCCTGGTGCAATAGACAAACGTCAAGAAGTAAATGATATATGGGAATCTTGTAAAGAAATAGCTACTGCTGCTCAGTTTATTGGAGTAGACAGCGGGCCCATGAATTTAGCATTTTGCTATCCTAGAGTAATAAAAAAAATATTGTTAACTCAATTTGATATAGATTTTTTAAGATATGAATTTTATCCTATGAGAAATGACTTTAGACATTGGCAATGGATGGATCACAGTTTTATATATTATAATATTTCTGACAATGATGCAGGAGTTACATATTCTTATAAAAAGTTATGAAAAAAATGATATCCTTTTATAAAAAAATTAGTAAAAACAAATTTGTAGAATTTGAAATAATGTGGGTTAAGCATTGGAACTGGTTTACTTTTTTAGTAGAATGGACAAGAAAGCAAGATCATCCAGGTATACATATAGAATTTGAATTAGTGGGTTTAGTTATAGATTTTTGTTTTAGAGATTCCCGTCATTGGGATTATGAAAAAGATTGTTACACACATCACATAGGAGAATAAAAATGAATTTAGATATCAAAGGTAATGTAGTTTTTCGTCATCAAGCATATCCAGCTTGTGAAAAATGTGAAGAAGGCGCAGAACTATTGACAGAACGTGGTATGAAATTTGCCACAGTAACTTGTGATAAACATATGTTTGGTGCCTTAATGGCAGAAACAAAGTCACAAAATGTTCCACAGTTTGTTATTAAAGGCGAATATGTGGGAGGACTAGATGAACTTAAAACTTATTTAGAAAAACTTTAACACACACATAAGGAGTAACTAATGATTGTACCTGATAAAACTTTTAAAATGCGAGTACTTCATGATTGGGAAGAAGTAACTACTGATGACCTGTTTCAAGACAAACGAGTAGTAGTTGTATCATTGCCAGGTGCTTTTACACCAACCTGCAGTAGCAAACAACTTCCTAAGTACGAAGAAATGTATGATCAATTTAAAGCAGTAGGAATCGATGCTGTATATTGTGTATCAGTAAACGATGCTTTCGTAATGAATGCTTGGGCAAAAGATTTGGGTATTGAAAAAGTAGAAATGATACCAGATGGTGATGGAGTATTTACACGTGGTATGAACATGCTGGTAGACAAGCCTGCACAAGGCTTTGGTCTTAGAAGCTGGCGATATGCTATGGTTGTAAACAACAAAAAGGTTGAAAAGATGTTTGTCGAGGCAGGTTTAAACAATCTTGGACTTGACGACGATCCTTATACTGAATCTACTCCTGAAAATGTTTTGAAATATTTAAAAGCTTAATACTCGCCTATTGCGGCTAATATAAAAACCGCAATATTAATATTTATGCAAGCAATATGTCAACATTAACTGATTATATATACAAGATAGATTTTTCTAAAGATATTATTATCTTAGATAGCACTTTTTATAATAATTCTAAAAATGCACAAAAAGCAAAAAAAATACTAGATAGTAAAAATATTCAGTATATTTACATTAAAGCTAACAATGATTTTATGGAAAAAATAATGGAAATTACAGGTAGTAAGGTTATACCTCAAATATTTGTTAATGGTGAATTTATAGGAGGAGTGCATAATTTAAAAACTAAATTAAATTAAAATGAAAATAGACTATATAAGTGATATTCATATAGATAGATGGAATGATGATTTATCTTGGTTAAAAACAAAAAAAAGCGACAAAATTATTATTGCTGGAGATGTAGCAGATAGCATAGATCATGTAGAGTATGGTTTAAGGAAAATAAAAGCATATTATGATGAAATTTATTATGTTGATGGTAATCATGAATATGAAAATTGTAGGTTTGCATACGAAGAACAAAAAAATAATTTAAGAGATCTTTGTAGTTGCTTAAATATAAATTTTTTACCTGATAAACCTGTAATAATTAATAATATAGGCATAGTTGGATGTTGCGGATGGTGGACATTTGATTTTGCTGGTGCAGATCCAGAAAAATGTAGTAAATGGTTAGCAGAAGAAAGCCGAAATTGGTCAGAGTATAGGGATATAGGTTTTAGTATTGATCATAGGTTAATTAAATATTTCTTTAAAAATTTGTCAAGATCTGATTATCTTAACTTAAAAGATCATTTGCAAATTATTCAAAAAGACGTAGAGAAGATAATTGTAGTTACACATACACCATGTCATCCAGGAAATACAACTGATATATATCCAGGGTCAGGAGATATAAAAGGGTTATATGGAAATAGCTTAATGATTAATTTAACTGACAAATTTGATAAAATAAAATATTGGATCAATGGTCATTGTCATGATCAGACTTTTGTAGAAGACAAGGGAATAAAATTCATTAATAATCCTAGAGGTAGGCCTTGGGATTTTAGTAGAGAAAATTATAGTATTGAAACTTTAACTATTGACTAAATCAAAAAAGTATTATACAATTAAATAAAATTAACTAAAAGGATTTATGAAAGACATTTTACTAGATATGATTAAACATATTAACAGCATTGGTAGTTTTGAACATGCCAGAATTACTGGAACTGATGAACAAACAGAATTAGAAGCAATTGATCCAGATAAATCTTGTATTTTACAAGCTAAAATTAATGATCCAGTTCCTGAATTTAATGGTGTTATAGGTTTGGGTAATATTGGCTTTTTAAATAGTTTATTAAATTTGTCGGATTACGATGAAGAAACCACAATTTCTGTAATTAATTCACGGCGTGATGGTGAAGATTTTCCTTCAGGTTTAATGTTTGAAAATAAACATGGTAGTGTAGACAGATACAGATTTATGAGTAAAGAAATATTAGATCAAAACATGAAATCTGTTAAATTTAATGGAGCTAAGTGGAATGTTACTGTAGAACCTACAAAAGTTGGCGTTGGTCAGTTTGCATCGTTTGCTAATGCTTACAGTTCAACTAAACAGGAATTGTTTTCTATTACTACAGAAAACAACAATCTTGTTTTCCAATTAGGTAGTTCAGATGGTAATAACAATGGAGGGAAAAGAATATTTGCAAGAAATGTTGATGGTCAGCTTACACAGACTTGGAGTTGGAAAATTTCACCAGTTTTAGAAGCACTAAAACTGGGTATGTCAGGAACTTGTATAATGAAGATTTCAGACCAAGGAGTCATACAAATAACTGTAGATAGTGGTATTGGTACTTACACTTACTTGTTTCCAGCTAGTACGGTTTGATAAATAAATTAAATATTTTATTAAAGAGGAATATGCCAGCAAAAAAAATTAGATTAGTAGACGACTTAGATTTAAAAACAGAAACACTAAATGATTCTACCAACCCCCCAACAAGTGAAGTACCTCGAGGAGATGTAGAAGAAATTAAAAAAGTGTTACATGCTATTGATTGGAAGCTTTGGGAAATGTATCAAATCGCTAAAAAATTCAAAGATTATTTCGAAATTAAATAAATGGCTAGATTAGGTCAACTTATGTCAAACACAAATTACATTTGGGTAACATTCCGTAAGGAAGGTCTCCATAAATGGCCCGATGCAGTTAATTATCCTGGAGTAGAATTTTTAGCAAATGAACATCGACATGAATTTCATTTTCGTGTACATTTAGAAGTATTCCATAATGATAGAGAAGTTGAGTTTATATTATTTAAACGTGAACTACAGAGTCTTTATGAAGAAAAAACACTTCAACTTGATTACAAAAGTTGTGAGATGATGGCTGATGATTTATATTCATATATTGCTAAAAACTATTCGGGTAGAAATATGATTATAGAAGTTAGTGAAGATGGAGAAAACGGAGTAAGGCAAGAATATATAGTTAATTCTAACACAATACCACATGATTAAATCAAATCTAGCAGTTAAAAATAGAGATTACTCAGTGTTTACACCTGCACTGAGTGGTTTTTATGTTCATTATGTAAGTAAACAACAACATTACAATTATGTAGAACCTGACAGAATTCCAAAGAACTTTGAAAACGGAATTGAGGGTCTAAATTTTTTAAATAGCAAAGATGGTTATTTCTATTATGATCATTTTTTGTACAGTGCAGGTCATGCTGAGTTAGATTTAAATAAAGCTCAGATTCCAGAAGGCATGGTACATAATCGTAATAGAACAAATACAACTTTAATTGGTGATAGCGGAGGTTTCCAAATCAGTAAAGGTGTGTGGCAAGGAAATTGGTTGAGTCCAGAAGGTTCTTGTGCTAAAACTGATAAGCAACGTGGATTAGTTTTAAACTGGTTAGAGAATACTGCTGATTATAGTATGTTTTTAGACATACCTACAGCAGGCCTTTTCCATTTAAATGCTGATGGTAAACCTCGTTGTGGACTTAACAACTACGAAGAGTTTAGGGATGCTACTATCGAAAATAACAAATACTTTTTTAATCACACACAAGGTAAAACCAAATTCTTAAACGTACTTCAAGGTACAACTTATCAAGAAGCTGATGACTGGTTTGAAAAAGTTTGCAAGCCTGTGATTCCTTATACAAAAGGTTGGGCATTTGGTGGGGTACAAAAAACAAATGCTAATCACAGTTTAAGGCGATTGCTTATGTTAAAAGATCAAGGTCTTTTGGATAAACAACATGCAGAATGGATTCACTTTTTAGGTACAGGTAGATGTGATCATGCTGTCACTTATACTGCAATACAGCGAGCTTTGCGGAAGTATGTAAATGAAAGTATCACAATCAGTTTTGATTGTGCTAGTCCTTTTATTGCTGTAGCTAATGGTCAAGTATATACTCATAATGTATTTACTGATAAGCGTTTTAGTTATACTATGGATAAAATG